AATGAGAAGTCTATACGATTTTATCGTCAAACCTATTGGCGATAGATACGATAACAAAGTAAAGCTAGGCAACGTTACATTAATACTAAACACTAAAATTGAAGACTTCAAGTCTGTAAACAATTTAGCTATAGTGGTTGAAACACCAAAAGCTTTTAAAACAAGTATAAAAAAAGGTGATATCATAGTAATACATCATAATGTATTTAGAGTTTTTTATGATATCCGAGGTAATAAGAAAAGAAGTAGATCTCATTTTAAAGATGATTTACACTTTTGTTCAGCAGATCAAATATATTTGTATAAAAACACAGGGGATTGGAAATCATTTGGAGACAGATGCTTTGTAATGCCTTTAAAAAACGAAGACACTTTAAGATCACAAAAAGAGCAAGACCTTATTGGTATATTAAAAATAGGTAATAGTTCTTTAAAAGCGCTTAATATCAATCCAGGGGACACAGTAGGGTTTACACCAGGCAGTGAATGGGATTTTATAATAGACGATCAAAGAGTTTATTGTATGAAATCTAATGATATTGTAATTAAGTATGAACACAAAAGAAACCAAAAAGAATATAATCCTAGCTGGGCAAAAAGCAGTTAAGGAACTAATTAAAGTGGCAGAGGAAAAGATCGTTGACTCAGAAGATGATTTATCAGCTGACAGACTTAAAAATGCTGCCGCAACTAAAAAATTAGCTATATTCGATGCTTTTGAAATACTTGCTAGAATAGAAGAGGAAGACGCTATGTTAAATGAAAACCCAAAAGAAGCTAAGGAAGAAAAAGCTTTTAGGGGTTTTGCAGAAGGAAGATCTAGATAATGTACGAACAAACCTTAGTAGCAGTATTAAAAGACTATATTAAACCTAAGATATTAAAAAGGTTAAACAGATATAAGAAATGGGAGTATGGTTATAACGAAGAACACGATGTAGTTGTAATCAGTAAGACCGGGCAGATAGGAGAGGTTTACGAAATACAAGGAATAAAAATAGCATTGCCAAAAAAAGATGATGTTGTTAAATTTGAAGGAGACAAGTGGAAACACATGGAATACCCAAAAGAGCTTTCAAAAATAAAATCGGTATTTGATTGGGACGAATACCCTTCACAATTTAAAGAAAAATGGTATGACTATATTGATACAGAATTTAAAAGGCGTGAAGAAGGTTTTTGGTTTTTTAACAAAGACAAGCCTTCTTATATTACTGGCACTCACTACATGTACCTGCAGTGGTCCAAGATTGATGTTGGGGCAGCAGACTTTAGGGAGTCAAACAGATTATTCTTTATATTCTGGGAAGCTTGTAAATCAGATGTACGTTGTTACGGAATGTGCTATCTTAAGAACAGACGGTCAGGGTTTTCTTTCATGGCCTCAGGCGAAACGGTTAATCAAGCTACAATATCCACAGACTCTAGATTCGGAATTTTATCAAAGTCTGGTCCAGATGCAAAAAAGATGTTTACTGATAAAGTTGTACCCATCTCGGTTAATTATCCCTTCTTCTTCAAACCAATCCAGGACGGTATGGACAGGCCGAAGACGGAGCTCGCCTATAGAGTACCCGCATCAAAATTCACCAGAAAAAAGCTTGACACCAATGAGAAGTTACAGGAGATCACCGGCCTCGATACAACGATCGATTGGAAAAACACCGGGGACAACTCGTACGACGGTGAAAAATTAAAACTACTAGTACACGATGAAAGTGGAAAGTGGGAAAGACCTACAAACATATTAAACAACTGGAGAGTTACAAAAACCTGTTTGAGATTAGGTTCAAAAATTATAGGTAAGTGTATGATGGGTAGTACGTCAAATGCTTTAGATAAAGGTGGTGAAAACTTTAAAAAACTATACTATGACTCCGACGCAACAAAAAGAAATGCAAATGGACAGACTCGTTCGGGACTCTATAGTTTGTTCATCCCTATGGAATGGAACTACGAAGGCTACATTGATTCTTATGGATTTCCTGTATTTGAAACGCCAAAAAAACCAGCTGAAGGCCCTGACGGATCGCCAATAAAGCAAGGTGTAATTGAATACTGGACAAATGAAGTTGAAGGATTAAAAGGAGATCAGGATGGTTTAAATGAATACTATCGTCAATTTCCAAGAACAGAGCAACACGCTTTTAGAGATGAAGCAAAGCAATCACTGTTTAACTTAACAAAAATATACGAACAAATAGATTATAACGAAGACCTTAGAAATACATCGATAATAACCACTGGAAGTTTTATGTGGGAAAACGGTATAAAAGATACTAAGGTAATATTTGTACCAAATAAAAACGGTAGGTTTAACGTTAGCTGGGTACCACCTGTACAAATGCAAAACAGGGTTGTAACAAAAGGTAATACAAAATATCCCGGTAACGAACACTGTGGCGCTTTTGGGTGTGACAGTTATGATATATCAGGTACAGTTGATAAAAGAGGTTCTAATGGAGCTTTACACGGGTTAACTAAGTTTAGTATGGAGGATGTTCCACCTAACAGATTCTTTTTAGAATATATAGCTAGACCACAAACTGCTGAGATATTTTTTGAAGATGTATTAATGGCTTGCATATTTTATGGTATGCCAATACTTGCGGAAAACAATAAACCTAGATTACTGTATCATTTTAAAAGAAGAGGCTATAGAGGCTTTTCAATGAATAGACCTGATAAAAGATTAAATAAATTATCTGTAACTGAAAGAGAGATAGGTGGTATACCAAACTCTAGTGAAGATATAAAACAAGCACACGCTGCGGCTATAGAATCATATATAGAAACCTGTGTTGGGCGAACAGAAGCTGGTTATGGTGATATGTACTTTCAAAGAACATTAGAAGACTGGGGTAAATTCAATATAAACAACAGAACAAAGCACGATGCTTCTATAAGTTCCGGTTTAGCAATAATGGCTTGTAACAAAAACTTATATTCACCGGTTAGCCCAGTGCAAAAAAGAGTTTACGATTTAGGAATTAAAAGATATGACAATAGAGGTTCTACGTCTAAAATATTAAGATAAATGAAAATACAAACAAATACCGATAGTTCTTTCCCTAACCAGGTTGTTAGCGACGAAGTAAAAGCCAGTTATGACTACGGCTTACAAGTCTCTAGAGCTATTGAACAAGAATGGTTCAATCAAGGAAGAGGTAATGGTAATAGATACTTAAACAATTGGAATAGCTTTCATTCATTACGGTTATACGCAAGAGGAGAGCAATCAATACAAAAGTATAAAGATGAATTATCTATAAACGGTGATTTATCTTATCTTAATTTAGATTGGAAACCAATACCGGTTATATCAAAATTTGTTGATATTGTTGTAAATGGAATGTCAAATAAATCATATGACATAAATGCTTTTGCTCAAGATCCTTTTTCTGTAAAAAGTAGAACAGATTATGCAGCGGCAGTAGAACAAGACATGCTTACTAAGCAAGCCTTATTAAATATAAAGCAAAGTTTAGGTATGGATTTTTCTAAAACAGGAAACTTAGAAACCTTGCCTGAAAATAGAGAAGAGTTAGACGTGCATTTGCAAATGACTCCTAAGCAGAATGTAGAAATTGCAGAAGAAGAGGTTATAAATAATGTACTAGCATTTAACAAGTACGACCAAATAAAAAAACGCGTAGCTCACGATTTAACAACTATTGGCATTGGAGCTGTTAAGACATCATTCAATAAAGCAGAAGGTATAGTTACTGACTACGTTGATCCTGCTAATATGATTTATTCATATACAGAAGATCCAAACTTTGAAGATATATATTATGTAGGTGAAGTGAAGTCTATATCATTAGCGGAACTTAAAAAACAATTCCCAGCACTATCACCGGCTGAATTAGAAAAAATACAGGATATGCCTGGTAATTCGCAGTATGTAACTAACTGGGGTAATTATGATGAAAATACAATACAAGTATTATACTTTGAATACAAAACATATTCAGACCAAGTATTTAAAATAAAGAAAACAGATCAAGGATTAGAGAAAACATTGGAAAAGCCTGATACGTTTAATCCTCCAGTTAACGATAATTTTGAAAGAATATCCAGAACAATAGAAGTTTTATATACTGGCGCAAAAATACTAGGTACAAATATTATGTTAGAATGGAAGTTGGCTGAAAACATGACTAGGCCAACTGCTGATACTACAAAGGTAATGATGAATTATTGTATATCTGCACCTAGAATGTACAAGGGACGTATAGAATCTATAGTTAGTAAGATTACTAGCTTTGCTGACATGATACAAATAACGCATCTTAAATTACAACAAGTAATGTCCAGAATAGTACCGGATGGTGTATTCTTAGATATGGATGGGTTAGCGGAAGTTGATTTAGGTAACGGTACAACATACAATCCAGCTGAAGCATTGAACATGTATTTTCAAACAGGTTCCGTTGTAGGTAGATCACTTACCCAAGATGGTGAATTAAATAGAGGTAAAGTGCCTGTGCAGGAGTTATCATCTTCAAGCGGTCAAGCAAAAATACAAAGTTTAATAGGTACATACCAGTATTATCTACAGATGATAAGAGATGTAACCGGATTAAATGAAGCAAGAGATGGTAGTGCACCAGCTAAAGATTCACTTGTAGGTTTACAAAAAATGGCTGCTAATGCTTCTAACATTGCAACTAAGCATGTATTAGACTCTTTGTTATATCTAACAGTTAGAACGTGTGAAAATATAAGCTTAAAAGTAGCTGACGTTATTGAAAATCCTTTAACAGAAAATGCTTTAACAAACGCTATAAGTACATTCAATACAAAAACTCTTGAAGAGTTAATGAATTTACAACTGCATGATTTTGGTATTTATTTAGAGCTAGAGCCGGAGGAGGAAGAAAAAGCTTTATTAGAGCAAAACATACAAGTAGCTTTGCAGACACAAGCAATTGCTTTATCCGATGCAATTGATATCAGGCAAATAAAAAACACAAAGTTAGCTAATCAATTCTTAAAACTAAGGCAAACTCAAAAAATAAAAAGAGAACAAGAGCAGCAACAAGCGAATATTCAAGCGCAAGCGCAAGCAAACGCTGAAGCATCAGAAAAAGCCGCAATGGCAGAGGTGCAAAAACAACAAGCGCTTACTCAAGAAAAGGTTAGTATAGAACAAGCTAAATCTCAGTTTGAAATACAGAGAATGCAGACTGAAGCTCAAATAAAAAGAGAGCTAATGGCTGAAGAGTTCAATTTTAATATGCAGCTAGCCTTAGCTAGAGTAAACGCAGAAGGAACTAAAGAAAAACAAACTGAAGATAGAAAAGATAAAAGAATAAAGATACAAGGATCCCAACAGTCTGAGTTAATACAGCAAAGACAAACAGAAGGATTACCTAAAAACTTTGAATCATCAGGAAACGATGTGCTAGGCGGATTTGGAATAGAAGAATTCGGCCCTAGTTAATAAACAATTATTTAATTATATTATATTATGTCAGAAGTAAAACAAGAAGGGGATTTTAAAATTAAATCCAAAAAAACAAGTCCTAAAAAATTAGGCGATCAATCTAACGAGCCTATAAAGGTTAACATAGATGAAGTAAAAGAACCAGTAGCTGAAGAAGTCGCTAAGGTAGTAATACCAGAAGTTGAAGAAAATGTAGTTGAAGAGCCTGTGGTAGTTGTTAATGATACACCAGATGATACTGTAAAAGATGGTATTATAGAAATTGTGGATGAAGAAGTTCAAGATGAAGTAGAGGTTTTAGAAGAACAATTTGATAACGCTTTAACTAACAACGAAGAAACAGGTGCTAAATTACCAGAAAACATTGAAAAGCTAGTTTCTTTTATGGAAGAAACCGGTGGTACAATTAGCGACTACGTTAGATTAAACGCAGACTACTCAAGTGTTGATGATAAAACACTATTAAAAGAATATTACAAACAAACAAAACCTTATTTAGAATCAGATGACGTTAGCCTACTATTAGAAGACTACGACTATGACGAAGACTTAGATGAGGAAAGAGATATACGCAAAAAGAAAATTGCGTTTAAAGAAGAAGTTGCAAAAGCAAAAGGCTTTTTGGAAAATACCAAGAGTAAATATTACGACGAAATCAAGTTGAGACCCGGCGTTACTCAGGAACAACAAAAAGCAACAGAGTTTTTCAACCGATATCAAGAAGATCAGAAGATAGCTGAGCAACAGCATTCGGACTTTAAATCAAAAACAAATGATTACTTTACTAATGAATTCAAAGGTTTTGACTTCAATGTAGGTAAGAAGAAGTTTAGATATGGTTTACAAGATCCTAATAAAGTTGCAGAGAACCAATCAAGTATTAACAATTTCGTAGGAAAGTTTCTTGACGAAAGCGGTAATATAAAAGACACGAAAGGTTATCACAAAGCTATTTACATTGCTTCAAATGCTGACAAGATTATTAATCATTTTTACGAACAAGGAAGAACAGACGCTACTAAAGAAATAGTTAACAAGTCTAAAAATCCTAGCACAGAGCCAAGGCAAACTGGCTCAGGTGAATTCGTAAACGGAATAAAAGTTAAGTCAATAACAGGCCCTGATTCTTCTAAACTTAGAATTAAAACAAAAAAATTTAACTAAAAAA